CCAAACAAACCTGGTGACTTTGCTGACGAAATACAACGAACCTCAACAAGAGAGTTTTTAACCCTATTAGGGTGGTCTTATAATCCCGACAACAACTTATACTACAAAGAACCATTAAAGTCAGCCACGGGGTTGTGGCGTAGTATTATACCTAATCCAAACAATACAAGTTTAGAGAAACATAGGAAGAGAGCAAGAATAAGAAATTGGGTGACTGAAAAGACATTACCAAAATTAGTAATAGATAAACACAGAAGAAAGAAGACACCACCTGATGAGGTATTAAATAAATGTATGTATGAATATTTTATCAATAAGAAAGCAGGTTATATAATAGCACAAGAGAATGGTATTGGTGAAGGATATGTAACACACTATGTAGAGAAGATATTTGAAATGATATATGATAAGTTTGAATAATAAAAATAATATGTATATATTAAAACAAATGGTTCGTCCCATTATCCCTCCGTTAGCAAGTTTCACTCCCAACTTAAAAAAACTAACGCGAGGGTTTTTTATATACATATATAAATATTTACCGTATGAATAGGATAAGCAAGAACAAAAATAAGATAATGATTATGATGGAGCCGCGTATGAGAAGATTAATGGAAAGAATTAAACAAGATGAGACCACAGAATATTTTTTATTAACTGATGAGGAGAAAGATGTGGTAGCACATCAAGTAGCTTCAACGACACTTACAACGACCATATCATTACTAAACAATTATACAAGGGAAGAACTACCCGACCTATTTGAAATATCAATAATAAACCTTAACTCCTTACAGGAACAGTTCGTTGAATTGGAAATGTATAGTCAGGCACAGATGTTAAAGGACGCTATAACAATATTACAAAATGACCTTTTTGAGTTGGCTAAACCAAAACTATAACAAACTTTTAATCTTATCTAACAAGATAGACAGACAGAACGGTGATGAGGTATTACACTTTACATTAGAAAAGTTTTTACAAAAGAAAGACACAACCTTTTTAGATGAACTTGAAGATGATGATAAGATGAAATACATATCAAGAACACTAAAACTACAAGCAACATCTAACACATCACAATTTTTTAGGGAGTGGAAAAGATACACAATTCTCTCCAAAGATGTTATATTAGAACAGGCAGAGGTAGAATATGAAGAAGATGATGTAGAACAAATACAGTTAAAGTTTATTGAGGAAGAATTAAAAAAGATGAATTGGTTTAGTTCACTTCTATTTTCTACATATATCCAGAAGAATTATAGCGCACAAGTATTGGCGGACGAGATGGTTATTCCATTATCAACTTGTCAATACCACATAAGAAAGGTCAAGAAGACCATAAGAGATAATTGGAATAAAGAAAAAGGTAGATATGAGTTGTAATTGTAAAGGTAATAGAAGACAAGCACCAGCACCGATTGATAAGTTGGTGGGGTTTGAGTTAATAAACAAAGGTGTAATAAGGGAAGAAGAATTAAGTAAAAACGAAAGAGATATACTATACAAGTTCTATAACGAACAGTATAATGAAAATGTTATGATGACTTGTCTTAATTGTTGGGACGATTATATAAAAGAAAAATTAAGAGAATTATGGATAAGAGAGAGTTTAGAAAGAGCACAAAGTTAGAATTAGAAAAGAGGTTACAAACCTGTGTTGAAAAGATAATCAAAGACCATCTAAACTATACGATGTTTATTGATTGGTTCATAGAGGAGTATGATATGTCTAAACACAACGCCTATAAAGAATGGAATAAGTGTTGGAGTATTATTAAATCAAGGTTCGCGCTGGAAACAGACCAATTAATAAATAAACAAATATACGAGATGTATGACCTATACAAAGAAGCAAGAGAGACAGGTGACTTTGGAACATCAAGGAAACTATTGGAGGATATACGAAAAATACAAGGTATAGACGCACCTGAAAAAATAAATGTTAAACACGAGGGAATAATAAGAGTATCCTTTGGTGATGAAGAAAATTAATGTATGAGTAGAATAGATTTTATTATACCAACATATAACAGACCTGAAAAGATAATGGTAATAATAGCGTCTTTGGTTTGCCAAACAAATAATAATTGGACGGCACATATTGTTATAGATGGGGAAACAAATGATTATGATAAGGTTAAAGAAATATACCAAAACCACCCACAGATTAGATTTACACATTTAGATAAGAACTATAATGATTGGGGACACACACCTCGTCAATATGGATTAGACAACTCAACAGAAGAGTGGGTATGTATGACTGGTGACGACAACTACTATGTTCCTGTGTTTGTAGATGAGATGTTAAAGGTAGCGGACGGAACACACTTTGTATATTGTAATATGGTTCATAATTGGGTCAATAATAATTATATACCTGTGGATAGTGAACCAAAGACATACAGGATTGATATAGGAAACTTTATAGTTCGCACAAGATATGGTAAGGATATAAGGTTACAAGTAGATAAGAACGAAGCAGATGGTTTATATGTTGAGGAGTTTTTAAGAACTTTTAGAGGGATTAAACCGAGAAAAGTAAATAAAGTATTATATATACACAATTAATTATTATGAGACAACAGATTTGGGATTGGAAAAAAGAACAGAGTGGAACAGACCACTTAACAGAGATGGTTATTAAAGACCCTACTATATGTTATACAAGTGAGGGTATGGCTAAACATCTTATATCCCTTATTGATTTTAAGGACGGAGATAAAGTAATGGAACCTTGTTTTGGTGATGGAGCGTTCTACAATAACTTACCAACTAATACAGATAATATATTCTGTGAGATTAATATGGGTAAGGACTATCTAACTTATGAAGGTGAGGTAGATATAACATTATCAAACCCACCATTTGTCCCACGCAAATTGTTTTGGTTGTTCCATCAAAAGGCGATGGAGACAACAAGACGAGAGATATATTGGTTGATTAACTTTTCATCGTTAAATGTTTTTACACCGAACAGAGTTGAAGAGATGGAGAATAAAGGTTGGTATATACAGAACCTACACATCGTAGGAGATAAAAGATGGTTTGGTAGATACGCGTGGGTAAAGTTTGGACGACAACCAAATAAGATATTATCATATCACAAACAAGTATTTTAATGAATATAAGATTATTCAAACCACACGCAAAACAACGAGAGTGTATCAACCAGATTGAAAGTTCTTTGGCAAAGTATATCATTATTGATTGTGGTAGACAGTTCGGTAAATCGTTATTAGCACAGAACTTAATATTAAAATGGTGTTTAGAAAATGATAATAGTGTTGGGTTTTGGGTTAGTCCTATCTATTCACAAGCAAAGAAAGTGTTTGATGAATTGGTTAAAGCCTTAAAGGAAACAGGATTAATTAAGACCACAAATAGAAGCGAGGTATGGATTAAACTAACAAACGGTTCAACCATACACTTTAAGTCAGGAGAGAAACCAGACAACCTACGAGGTTATACATTAGATTTTCTCGTAGTAGATGAAGCTGCGTTCATTAGAGATGAGGTATGGAATGAAGTATTAAGACCAGCAACATTAGTAAGAGGTAAGAAGATATTGTTTATATCCACACCAAAGGGTAAGAACTATTTTTATAACCTATACAACAAAGGTGTAAGTGAAGAGACACCTGATTATTTATCCTTAAAATATACAAGTTATGACACACCCTTTATTACAGAAGATGAAATTAACGAGGCGAAAAATAGCCTACCTGATGATATATTCCGTCAAGAGATTATGGCGGAGTTTATTGAAGATGGTGGAGAGGTGTTTAGACACTATCATCAGGCGCAACTAATAACGAGATGGCAAGAACCTGTGGAGAGTGAAAGGTATTGGGCGGGGATAGATTTAGGTAGACAGAATGACTTTACCGTATTGACTATAATAAATAATTTCAATCAGGTAGTTTATATATACAGAGAGAGAAGAAATAATTAGACGAACATAGTGGACGAGATTGTAAGGATATTACAGAAATATAACGCACGAGCAATAGTGGAGGTGAATAGTATTGGTGATGTGATATACGAACAGATATTCCAAAGGTATAGAAAGATAGAAGCGTTCCACACAACCAACCAAAACAAGGAAGAGATAATTGGAAACCTTATAGTTCAAATAAAC